TGCCTTATCTCCAGATCATGCCGAACGTGCTCAATGCCATCGACACCGAGGGCGTCATCGAGGACTTGGCGTTGGCGGCGGAAGTCAGTCGGTTGCGCTTGCGGACCCGCGCTGAGCGGGAAGCCCTCGCCAAGCAGCAACAGGATGCTCAAGTCCAGCAACTGCAAATGCAGCAACTCCAGGGCATGGGTGGGGCGGCCCGCGCCCTGCGTGATGTGGCGGCAGCCCGGGCGGATATGCCGGAACTGGCCAATTTGATGTCATGAGTGATAAGACCGAACCCGCCGCAATCCGTGCGGCCTACCGTCGCGTTTTTGATGGGCCGGACGGGGAGACTGTGTTGAGGCATATCTTGCGCGTTGGGGGCGTGCTGACCCGTGGTTTTACGGGTGAGCCATTGGCACTGGCCTACGCCGAGGGACGCCGCACGCTGGCCCTCCAGATCATCCACACCGCAACTGGCACAGAAGAGGAAGCAGATCGTTTTTTGCGGAAGATTCTCAGTGAAGAGCCCCTTCCGCCAATTCAACCCCAAGGAGAAGAACCATGAGCGATACCGCAACAGCAACCGCCCCCGCACCCGAAACCAATGACGCCGCCCCCGCCGCTGCCCCCACGCCTGCGCCGTCTGGTGGCGATTGGCGGCAGTCCCTTCCGCCGGAACTCCGAGAAGCCAAGAGTCTTTCCAAGTTCAGCGACGTAGCATCCTTGGCCAAGTCTTATGTCGAGATGGACAAGATGCGTGCATCCGTGTCCAGTGCCACACAACCCCCGCCCGGACTGCCCATGCCCAACGAACAATGGACCGACGCGGAGTGGCGTCAGTTATTCACCAAGTTGGGTGCCCCGGAAAAACCAGACGGCTACGAGTTTACCAAACCGGAACTGCCCGAGGGGGCGACCTACGATGAGAGCCTTGACCAATTTTTCCGGGATAAGGCGCACGAGATCGGCCTAACCAAGCGGCAAGCGCACGCCCTGCGCTCTGCGTGGATTGCCGATCAGACGCAGCGTTTCCAAGTCCAGCAACAAGAAGCCCAAAAACAAGCCGCAGCCCGACAGGCGCAGTTGGAGAAAGTGTTGGCTTCCTTCGGTCCCGACAAAGACGCGATGCTGGATGGCGCCCGCCGGGTGGTGGACCAGTTCGGAGGTGATGCGTTCAAGCAATACCTTCGTTCCACTGGCCTGGGGGATGACCCTGTCTTGGTCGAGTTCATGGCCAAAGTGGGGAAGGCCATGGCCGAGGACCGGGTGATTCTCGGTGGGGCGTCCGGGCTCTCTGGCAGTTTCCGGGGCAGCCCATCCGCTGCGCTGGCGGAGATCGGTCGGCTCAAGGCCGACAAGGAGTTTACGAAGAGCCTACTGGATGCCAGCCACCCTAACCACAAGGAAGCCAAAGCCCGCTGGAAGGGACTGCACGAAGTGGCCTATCCGAGTGGTGGGGCGTGATTACAAGGCAGTGGCGGGGGCGTTCATTTCCAGCCCCCCACCAGCAGCTTTTCCGCCATTCGTTCAAGGTCCACAGGGCGAACGCGGATTGCGCCCCCCAGCTTGACCACAGGCGGCACCGAAGATTGTGCTTGCAAAAAATAGGCCTATGCTCTAATGGAGCATTCAGACGGACAATTCTGCTCCACCAGGAGCATTACCCGTGGACCGGCAACTCGGGGCTTCCTTGGGCCAGATCAAGGATCGGACAATCCGAAACCGGAGAGAAATCCGGCAGGACCCGTGGTGAGGCGTTCGAGGAACGAGGCGACAATCCAGGCGCAAGCCGGACCGCACGCCCGAGCAAATGTCTCCGTGAAGCTGCATCAAAAGATGCGGTCGGTGGGAGCGATAAACCCACAAAGGCCCGAGCCTCCGTGTGGAGAGAACTCAGCCGAGATTCACAAACTCACCCTTTCCGTCGAACAAACGACGGCGGAAGCAACACGGAGACAACAATATGCCTGCTACTATTGGCGACAATTTCGTTCAAGAGTTCAACAACTCGCTTGACGTTATCGCTCGCAACCAAACCCCAAAACTGCTCCAGACGGTCACCTTGGACCAGACTGGCGCCGAGTTCAAATACTACGATCGTCTTGGTGACATCGGTATTCCAAAGAAGAAATCCCGTTACTCAGATACCGAGTGGGAAGACCCTGCCCACACCCGCCGCCGCGTGCAGCCGGAGGACTACATCCAGCACGTCCCGCTCGATCACTCCGACAAACTCCGCTTGGCCATCAGCCCGGAAAGCGACTACGCCGCAGCCCTGGTGCGCGGCATGAACAAGACCATCGACCTGGAAATCGTGCGTGCCGCTACCGGCACGGTTTACGCCGGCAAGAGCGGAACGACCCAGGTGACCTTCCCCACCAGCCAGCAAGTCGCGGTGAACTTTGTTGAAAGCGGTTCGCCTACGGCTTCCAACCTGACTATCGGCAAACTGCGCCGGGCCCGTCTGCTGCTCGACCAGCAAGAGGCGGTCATGGATGGGGAGCCTCAATTCCTCATCCTGTCGGCCAGCCAAATGAACAGTTTGCTCCGCACCACGGAGGTCACCAGCGCGGACTACAACACCGTGCGTGCCTTGGTCAACGGCAGCTTGGACACCTTCATGGGCTTCAAGTTCGTCGTCAGCCAGCAGCTCAACAAAACCGGCAACAACCGCAGCGTGCTCGCCTATCCGAAAAGCGCGATCAAGTTCTGCTGGCTTGATCCGGTGAAGGGCCGCATCGCCGAACGCGCCGACAAGGATTACACCCTGCAAATCTCCATCATGGCCTCCTTCGGGGCGGTCCGGATGTGGGAAGAGAAAGTCGTGGAAATCCTTTGCGATGAAACCCTGTAACCCCTAACCGGAGAATCCAATGCCAGCCATTAATTCCACTACCTACGACAAGCAAAATTCGGCGGGCTTCGAGAATCCCACCGAACCCATCCACCTCAGTGGCGAAACCCGCCTGGCCTACGCCGAGCTGAATACCACCACCCAGCCCGTCAACAACGGCGACACCATCAACCTCTTCACCCTGCCCAAGGGGGCGCGCATCGTTGGCCTCCAGGTGGCTTACGGTGCGATGGGCACTGGTGCCACCCTAACGATTGGGGACTCTGGCAGCGCCAACCGCTACCTGGCTTCGACCAGCGTGGCGGCTGCGGGGCGGACGGATGATATCGCCCTAACCGGCTTGGGTTACATCCTGCCAGCCGATACCACCATCGTGGCTACCGCTGGTGGCGCGAACTACGCGGCGGCTCGCGATCTTAAAATCGCGGTCCTTTACGTGACCCATTGATCTGCTTGGGGCTTGCTTGCCCTACCCGCCGGACAGGGACGGGTGTTTTCTCCTCCTTGGCCCGCTCCCTGTCCGGGCGGGCCTCACACTAGAAGGTGCCCATGGCGACATCTTGGATCGAGGTTGTTAATGGCGCTCTGGTGCGCCTCGGCGTGCCAACGATCATCTCGCTGGACGATGACGCCAAAGCCGCGCAAGTGGCCAAGGTGCGGCTCAATCTGTGCCGGGACACTGTGCTGCGCCTGCACCCGTGGAACTGCGCGCAGAAACGGATCACCCTGGCGGCAGAGACAACCGCCCCGGCCTTCGGCTGGGATGCGTCATTCCCGCTTCCGGTCGATTGCCTCCGGGTGCTGCGGCTGGAAGGCGGCGTGCCGTATGAGATCGAAGGCCGCCGGATTTTGGCCGATGCGGATTCGATTGATTTGGTCTATGTGGCGGCCGTGGACGACGTGACCCGGTTGGACACGCTCTGCGCAGAGTGCATTGCGGCCTACTTGGCCGCCGACCTCGCCAACACTTTGCTCCAAAATCCCGAGCTGCACTCTCGGCTGCGAGCCTCATTTGAGGACCAGCTGCGCTTTGCCAAGACGGTGGACGCGCAAGAGAACGACCTCCAGCGGCTCCAGCTTGACCATTACGAGCGCGCCCGACGCCGCTCCGGGTTGTGGGGGTAATCGACTATGGCGGCGCGGATTTCCCCGTTCAATGGCATCCAGACAACTTTCAACGCGGGGGAACTTTCTCCGGCGATGCGCGGACGAGTGGATGTCCAGCGGTATGGGAATGGGTGCGCCAAGCTGGAGAACTTTCTTCTTTCCCCGCAAGGTGGACTCTTTCGACGGCCGGGCACGAGGTTTGTTAAACCTGCGAAGTTGGCCAATAAAAAGACCCGGCTGATCCCGTTTTCTTTTTCCAACATCCAGAGCTACATCCTAGAATTTGGGGATCAGTATATCCGCTTCTACAAAGACGAAGGGCGCATTGAGAGTCCCCCCAATACTCCGGTGGAGATTGCCAGCCCTTACACCGAGGCGGACCTGGATGGGATCTATTTCGCGCAAAGTGCGGATGTGCTTTACCTGGCCCATCCGAATCATGCGCCGCGCAAACTCTCGCGCCTTTCTCATACCTCATGGACGTTGCAGGGGATCGACTTCCAAGATGGTCCTTATCTCGACATGAACACCGACGACGCTCAGGCGATCACGGCCTCCGCTGTGACGGGGACCGTGACGCTGACCAGCACTTCGCCTTTGTTTGAGCCAGGGCATGTGGGAGCAATCTTCCGGTTGGAAGAGTCCACCAAGTCCAAGCACGTGGCGTGGGCCCAGGGCGTGTGTTATGAGACCGGGATTGAGGTAGAAAGCGACGGCTTAGTCTATGTTCTCAGCGGGACCAACGCGGCCACCAATGAGGCCCGCTTGGTTGGTTCATCTGCTTGGCAGCCTTCCGTTGGCTGGGGGATCGGGCGTCATTGTCACCATGGGGAGAATGTTTATCGGGCGCAGAATGGAGGCAGCAGCGGCAACACGGCTCCCACGCACACCAACGGGACGGTCAGTGATGGAAATGTCAACTGGTTGTATGTGGGCAAGCGTTCGGAGTCTCGTGCTCCGGTGCATACGACCGGGACGGAGAGTGACGGCACGCTTTCGTGGACCTATCTGCATTCCGGCTTTGGCGTGGTGAAGATTACTGGATATACCAACTCCACCACAGTGACGGCCACTGTGCTCAAGCGGTTGCCCACCTCGGTCTTGACGGGAACGATCCGATGGAGGGAAGGCGCATGGAGTGCCGTGCGAGGCTACCCCTCGTGCGTAAGTTTTTTTGCCGAGCGTTTGGTGTTCGCCTCAACCTCCCACCAACCGCAAACTCTCTGGTTTTCGGAGACTGGTCAATTTGAGGCGTTTGCCCCCACCGACCGAGGCACCGAGGTCGTGGACACCAACGCCATCACTTTAACCCTAGCAAGTGGACAGGTTAACAAAATCCTGTGGCTCTCTGGTCAAACCAAGCTCCACGTCGGGACGGCAGGTGGAGAGTGGACGATTGGCCCAGCCGCGTCGTCGAAGGCGTTTGCGCCCGACAATGCGGAGGCCAGGTTGCAAACGTCCTTTGGATCCGATGCTGTGCAATCGGTGGCCGTAGGCACCAGTGTGCTTTTTGCTCAGCGGGGTGGGGCGAGGGTGCGGGAATTGGTCTATAACTTTGAAATTGATGGGTATATCGCCAAGGACCTCACCCTGCTCGCCGAGCATCTTCCCCGAACGCTGGGGGGCGTCCGCCAAATGGCCTACCAACAAGAGCCATTCTCGATTGTCTGGTGCGCCATGAATGACGGCTCATTGTGCGCTCTCACTTACCTGCGAGATCAAGAGGTGATAGGATGGGCACGGCACCGGATCGGTGGCGTGGATGCGTTTGTGGAGTCCGTTGCCGTTATTCCAGGCGGTCCCTCCGGGGAGGATCAGTTGTGGCTCTGCGTTCGCCGAACGGTGAACGGCGGGACGGTCCGCCATGTGGAGTTTTTGGAAAATATCTTCTGGCCTGCCACGGCGCAGGACAAGGACGGGATGTGGTTTGTGGATTCGGGGGTCTCTGGAGATTTTGTTAGTCCGGTCACCACGGTGACGGGGTTGAATCACTTGGAGGGTCAACAAGTGACGGTCGTGGTGGATGGGTCCGTCATCCCCCCCTGCACCGTCAGTGGCGGAACGATCACGCTGCCCAAGCCTGGCACTAAGGTGCGGGCGGGGTTGGCTTACACCTCGACCATGGAGTCTTTGCCGGTGGAGTTCCCCGGCCAACTCGGGACGATTCAGGGGCAGATCAAGCGCATCCACAAAATCACTTTACGGCTGCTTAACTCGTTAGGGTTTCGATATTCCACCCCCGGAGAAAGCCCGGAGAGGGAAGCCCACTTCCGTGACGCCTCCATGCCGATGGATGTCAGCCCGGGCTTTTTCACCGGCGATTTCCCGATCTTGATTGATCAGAGCGCCAACCGTCAGGGAGTGTTCAAAATCCGTCAATCGCAGCCCTACCCCCTCAACATCTTGGCAGCCATGCCAGAAGGGACGGTTTACGAAGCGTGATGGCTGTGCTAGGAATAGGCCTATGAAATTAATCGTCCGCCCATCCACCATCGACGACGTGCGCGTGCTGGCGAACGGGCTGCGCCCGTGGGATGCGGCCGAGTTAGGCGTGTTCGCGCAGGATACCCTGGCGGCGCTGGAGGCTCAGGTGACGGAGACGACGGAGTGCCTGACCGTCTGCCTGGATGGCCGTCCGATTGGACTGGGCGGCATCAAGGTGGAGCGACCTGGCCTAGCCACGGTGGGATTCTTGGGCACGCCCGAGATGGAGCGCGTTCGCTTCTGGTTTTTCCGCGAAGCTCGCAAGAGGGTGGCAGGGTGGATGAAGCAGTATGGCACGCTTTGCAATGGCGTAGCGGCTGACAACCACCAGTGCAAGGATTGGCTTGCCCGGCTCGGCGCCCGCTTTGTGGGAGAGCCTTTTGTGGTGGGCGGGATGAAGTTTCAGACGTTTCAATTTGGAGGTGAGCCATGTGCATCGTGATCGCTCCGGCTGTCCTGGCCGGGGTGGCCATTGCGGCCTCCGTCGCTTCGACCGCGGTTGGTGTGGTGGGTGCTATTGCGCAGGGGCAAGCCCAAGCGAAGGCTGCGGAATACAACGCCAAGGTGGCGGAGAACAACGCCATTGCCGCCCGGCAGCAGCAAGACCTTAATCGCCAACAGGCTTTGGAAGAAGCCCGCGCCGCAGCCGACCAAGGAGCTAGGCAAGCCGAGCGCATCCGCCGACAGAACCGAGCGGCCACGGCGGGGCAAATCAATACCCTGCTTAATTCCGGCACCGCCGCTTCCGGGTCGGCACTGGACGTGATGACCGATACGGCTGTGGTCATGGAGACGGAGGCGTTGGATGCGCAATACCGGACCGGGCTGGAACTTTGGCAAAATCGAAACCGTGCCGCCGCTGACGCCTACAACAGCGAAGTGTTGGCCCGCAAGGAGCAGGCACAAGCTGGTCTCTATCGCATGGAGGCACGAAATGCCCGCAAGTCGGCGATGTTCAATGCCATCGGCGCAGCCGTGGGGGGTATTGGCTCGGTGGCGAATTCGGCTCATTCCTACTACAGCCGCTAAAAGTTTATGCCCTCACTAGCCAATCGCCCTGCTGCTCCCGATCCCCGAGGCGTCCGCGCTGGGGTGGACCTTGTCACCCGACTCAACACGGACACAGGCCCGCAGGCTCATGCGGGGCAGTTCCATGTGGACGTGTCTGGGCTAGCTCGCGGGTTGGCCTCATTTGGCGGGGACATGATGGACATTGCCCAGCGAGAACAAGCCATCAACGAACGCGCCTGGCTTTCCCGCGTGGGGATTGACGCCAGGAAAGAGTGGACCCGTCGGCTGGCGGAGGCGGAGGCCAACGGCCAAACCATGACGCCGGAGGCGTTCGAGGAAGCCTATCAAGCCGACTTGGCCCAGCGACTGGAATCAGCTCCCACGCGGCGAGCGCGGCTGGCGGCGGAAGAGGACTTGCAGGGCTTTGGTCTCTCGATCTACCGGCAGAGTGTGGGGGCGCAGGCCGCCTTGCGCGTGCAACAGCGCACAGCTTCCGCCACTCAGGCAATGTGGGATGCGGTGCGGTTGGCGCGGGATGGAGCCATGCCGCTCGACCAAGCCCGGGCAGTGCTGCAAGAGACGGTGGGCGATGGCTCGGGGCTGGCTGGCTCTGCCATGGTGGAACGGGAAAAAGCCCTGCTAGAGATCGACGACATTGAGGTGATGCAGACGGCCCGCACGGCGGGATACGCGGCCGCAGCCGAACAAGTCCGGGCGGGCAAGCTGGTCCCTAGCATGGGGGCCATGGCTCGGGAAAGTCTGGCCCTGAGGCTGGAATCCCGTGCTCGCCTGGAGGCAGCCGCCCAGGAACGCCAGGCGGCCGAACAGGCACAGGCTCTTTCTGCGCAAGCCGCCAGTGGAGAGGCGGACCCGAAAGAACTCTTGGCCGCTGAGGCGGCGCGAGCCGCAGCGATGGAGCGCAAGGCGGCCATTCGCCAAGTGCCACTGGAGACTGCGATTGCAGCACTGACGGCGGAGGTGGACCTGGATCGCTTTGCCGGGCAGGTGCCGGATTCCGCGCTCGCCAAGGCGCGGGCGCAAGTGGCTGTCAACGCCTTGCGCGTGGCTGCTTATGGGCGCACTGCGGACGAAGTGCAGCGCACGGTGGACGGATTGGAGGGGCGGATCGATCCCGCTATGCACCGGGCCATGCAGGCGGAAGCCGCCCAATATGTGCGGGCGATGACTCCAGGAGAAAGGAGCTTTGATCCGGTCCGGGTGTATTTTTCCGATCCGGCCGCAGGAGCCAAGTGGCAGGAACTTTCCACTGCCTATGCTCAGGCCCAAGGGACCGAAGCCAAGGCCGCTGCGGCGGCAGGCTTGCGGCAAGTGTTGCGGGAGGTGGAAGCGTTCCAGTTGGATGCAGGCATTCCCGCCTCAGAGGTGCGCTACCTAACCCAAACCCAAGCTGAGACCCTACGCGCTCAAGCCCGGACCCCGGAAGGGGCCCGCGCCATGGCGATGAGTCTGATGGACATTTACGGGGACCGCGCCCACTTGGCGGTAAGGCAGGTGTTGGCCGGACGCACTGGGGAAATGCCGGGCGTAGTGCTGACGGCAATGCTGAACATGCAGAGCCGGGAGGTTTGGGAAGCCGCCACCTGGAAGCCGGAGACCAAGCCTGAAAAAGCAGCCATCGAAAAAGTCAACGAACTGATGGCAAAGAACTCGACGATGCGCCGATTCCTGGATTCCACCCGTGGCATGGATAGCAGGGCCGAGCTATATGGAGCCTTCTCCCAAGGCGTAGCGCAGATGGCCTTCTACCACGCCGCCAAATATGGCACCTCCGGCATGCCTGATGAGGCAAGTGTGCAGTGGGCGATTGATCAGACGCTCGGCTCGGCCTACGACTTTGCGGAATCCAACGGGCGCATGATTCGCCTCGATAAAGGAGCCACTGGACCCCGGGACCCCCAAGAAGCCCTGCGCACGGCGGATCAATTCTTGAGGGACAATCTCGACCGCATTGAGTTCGTCAATGACCGCGGCGGGGAAATGCGGGACATCGTGCGCAAGACGGGCTTCTGGCAGATTGAGGACGGAGTGGCCCGGCTTTATGCCGAGACTGACCAAGGCCTAGAACCCGTGGTGGCCTACGGGCGGAACGGAAACAAGGTCCACGTGGAAATTCCAGCAGCCGATCTCGCCCGGTTGGAGCATGCTCTGGTGCGAAGCTCGGACATCAATCTGGTCACTGGCCAAGAAGCCCCCTCTCGCCGCCAGTGGCGAGGAACAGAAAACATTGCCGCGCTAGATGGCAAGCGGCCGATGATTCGCGTGGGCGATCAGTTGTCCTTCTTTCAACCCGACGCCCGCAGCGCACGAGTGCCGTTGGGTGACGCCTTGAAAGTCGATTTGCGGGAGACGGTGGAGATCGGCGATCTTTCCTTCCGCGTCGGACCGGAGCCTATGGATCGCACATTAAGTGATGCACTTACTCAAGCCCCGAAAGAAGAAGCGACGCCCAGCCCAGATTCGGCTGCACCCGTCAGTTCGATCCCGGCTGACCGACTCGGAGGCGTGCTGCGCGAGGTTGCGCCTGTGTTTGAGTCTGCTGGCAAGGAGTTCGGTGTGGACCCCGCCTTGCTGGCCGCCATCTCCATGCACGAGACGGCCAATGGGACCTCACGCGCCGCAGTGGAGAAGGGCAACCTGATGGGCATCAGCGACCGCAAGGGGGTGCGGGATTGGAAAGCAGAGGGCCGCACCCCTGAAGAATCAATTCGCCACATGGCCTCGCGTCTGGCCAAGGCGGATGCCTACAAGCGATGGAGGCAGACCGGGCGACTGGAGGACTTGGCGGCGGTTTATGCTCCGGTCGGGGCGGAGAATGATCCGCGTGGACTCAACAAGTATTGGGTGGATGGCGTGCGCCGCCACTACCGGGCCTTGACCGGCAAGGAGTTGATATGAGCGTCCAGGGCCATGCGGACGATTCGGTCCATCCTTTCTTCCCAGCCGGGGGCAAGCCGAACCATGTTCGGCTCCCATCCTTCCGCCAAGAGCTTGTCCTCACGACGGCCCAATTCCTCCGGGCTTTGCTTCATGGTCAGCGCATCGTAGTAGAGCGATTTCCACTGCTCCGCATTGATCCAGCGGTATTTGGCCTCCCGCTCTTTCTGCTTCCAGTGGGCAACATTCTTGGCCTGCCAGACGTGCCCGCCCGCCGAAACGAGGAGCAACCCCGAAAGAACCCAGGGGAGGATTTTCTTCATCAATTAATCCTTAGACTGTTCCCCGACCGAAGTCAATTCTTGCGGCTCGCTGGGAATAGGCCTATAACCTGAATCCAATCGCCATGGCCATCACCTCCACAACCATCCGCAGCACCTACACCGGCAACGGCAACACCACCGCTTTCGCCACCGGGTTTTATTTCCTGGCGAACGCTCACGTGAAAGTTTACGTGGAGGACGTATTGAAGACGCTGGGCACGGATTACAGCCTGACCGGCGCAGGTAATCCACTGGGCGGCACGGTGACCTTTAATACCGCCCCGGCATCTGGGCACAAAATCCTGATCCTTCGCGATACACCTCTGACGCAAGAAGTGGACTATGTGGCCAACGACGCCTTTCCGGCGGAGACCCATGAGCAAGCTCTCGACAAGCTGACCATGCTGGCGCAAGAGATGCGTTCCTCCGGCGGCACTCTTGATCGGGCCTTGCGCTATCCTGTCACCGAGCTAAGCCCATACGTGGCGGAGCTTCCCGCGAAAGCTGACCGATCTAGCAAACTGCTCGGCTTTGATGCCAACGGCCAGCCGGTGGCCACGAGTAGCACCGGAGTCCTACCAGGATCAATCGGCACGACTGAGCTGGCGGATTTGTCGGTGGTGACTAACAAGCTCGCGAACGCGGCTGTTACTTCAGCCAAGATCGCAAACGGGTCGGTGACGCAAAACAAGCTCGATTCCTCGCTGCTTTCCTACTTACTGGACCGGGTCAATCACACAGGCAGCCAACTGGCAGCGACTATTTCCGACTTTGCCTCTGCCGCTCTGGCTGCGGTGACGTGGGGCACCCTCACAGGCAAACCATCCACCTTCCCTCCGTCTTCACATACGCACCCAACCTCAGACCTGACTCAATCCGGTGCCGCGACGGGAAACGTGCTGCAATGGAACGGCACGGCGTGGGCACCGGCCCCTCCGGCCCCTCCGGCCCCGAACATTGTGGTCCTAAAAGATGTCAAAGCGTCGGGAACTAACGGGCAGACTTTAACACGCGACGCTTGGAACACGCGCCACATCAACACGGAAGAAACTGACACAGGCAACATTTGCACACTGAACAACAACCAGTTTACGCTGCCAGCCGGAACATATCAAATTTTGGCGGATATAACATCGGGCACCAACAATTCAACCCGCCAATCCATCTTTAGATTGCGGGATGTTACAAGCAGCGCTGACGTCTTTTATGGAATTAATTACGCCCTTAACGTGGCAGCTACAAACAGTGCAATGGTTTCTCTAAACGGCGTTTTCACTATAACCGCCTCAACGACTTTTGAAATTTTGGAATACGTAAAAAGCTCAAACACCAACACGATTCCAAGCGGATACGCGGCGTCCGTGTCCGGCGTCTCTGAATGCTACTTAACAGTCCTAATTACCAAGATCGCATAACTATGAAATACGCGCTAATCAAAGACGGAACAGTGGTCCAAATTGAAGCGTCCATGCGGAAAGGCTTAGTCGAAGTGCCCGATCATGTGGTGCCCGGATTCATCTACAGCCAAGACGCATCTGGCAAGCCCGTGTTCACCGCACCGGAGCCTCCAGAACCTGAACCGCCCACACCCGAAGAGTGCAGGCGATTGGCCGAACTCTACGTGACCAAATACTTCACACCGCTCGAATTGCTCGATCTTTCTGTGGCCTTACTGTCAGGCAACCCCAAAGCGAAGAAAATCTACGATGATTGGATCGTGCCGATCAAAGCCGCCGCTTTGTGGGGCCAGTCAGATTTCGAGAAATTCGGCCCGCCGCCGCTGAGCTACGCGCAAGTTTTTGATGCGGCAACTAACAAGCAAACATGAATGAATCCGTGCGCCCACAGCCCCGAAACCTGGAAGAAACCAACTTCAAAATTCGTGAGTTGGAAATCCGGCTCATTGGGGTGGACGGCAACAACGGCCTCAACAAACGGGTGCAAGATTTGGAGAAAGAAATGAGTGAAGGATACAACAGACTCATGACCCGACTCAACGCTTTGGCTGACGCAAGGGACAAAAGACTCCGCGATCTGGAGCTTCGGGTCTATCTCATCTGTGGCGTCCCGGCAATTGTTGCAGCAACTGTAGCGGCCCTCAAATTTTTGAACCTAACACAGTAACCCATCAAAAAAAAGGAACCATGAATCTCATCATCCAACGCATCATCCGCCAGGGCCTAACCGCCGCCGCTGGCTACCTCGTCGCCAAAGGCGTCATCGCTTCAGAAGCCGCCGGATCGTGGACCAGCGCGGGCACCGAGTTCATTTCGGCCTTCGTGCTGTTTGGCGTCGGCTGGGTCTGGTCAACCGTCAACGCTTATCTGATCAAGAAGCGCGGTTGAGCAATGGAGCCGCTGGCCTCATGGTTAGGCACGCTATTGGGGGCGGCTCTCAAAGAGTGTGCTCCCACATTGCGCGATATTTTGCGCGACGCCATCCGCGAGGCCATGACCCCGACGGTCGAGGACGGCAAGCGAGACCCCGACTTGCGCCAGCGGCTCGTTAAGAAGATCAGGGAGAGCTAATGACCATTGCGCAACTTTTTAGGCTTTGGTTGGTGCTGGCCTTGAGTTCCATTGCGGCGGGCATGCTGTTCCTCGGCTGTGCCCCTAGGACAATCTACGTGCCGTCCGGCGAGCCAGTCCGCTTGGCCGCTCCCATCAAGTCCGCGCCTGTGTGGGTGCGGGATTCATCCGGCACTTGGGTGCGCGGTCGGGTCAACCTGGAGGAGGGTTGGTATGTCCTCGCGGACCCCGGCCCCAACGAAAAATGAAACCGACTCCCCGTGGGCTTGTCCGAAAAATTAGGGAGATTATTGCGGGCACTCGACCCGTCCCGCAACTCAACCCCGCCCCACCCCGTCCTACTCACCCCTCGCCCATCCCGCCGCGTGCGCCGGATCATGGAGGCCTGGAATTTGATGCGCGAAGCGAGCGCAACCTACGCAGCCTCACTCCAGAGGCCGAGCGACAATTCCGCATCTGGCTCCGCCGATGCCGGGAAGCAAATATCCCCGCCGTCATCATCTGCGGGACCCGCACGTTTGAGGAACAGGCGGAACTCTACGCACGCGGGCGCACAAAGCCAGGAATCATAGTCACCCGGGCAGGGCCCGGTGAATCGGCCCACAATTTCGGCATGGCCATCGACTTTGTGGTGTTCGAGGGGGTTTCGGCGTCCGGTGGCGTTGGCGAGCCACAGTGGGGATCGCCGCTCATGACGCAGGCGGGGCGCATCGCTCTGAGTCTTGGCCTGGATTGGGGTGGAGTGTGGCCTAGCTTCAAGGACACACCACACATCCAACTACCTCGCCTCAATCTCGCCGATCTCCGCAAGCAGATGCCGAACGGATGGATTCCGGCCTGATTGCCCAAAAGGTTGTGGCTTCTTCCGCCGACACCGCAGCATCGTAGTGCCTCCGCAACACCGCCTCACCATGCCCCATGGCCCACGCGGTCCGGGCCGCGTCCTGGGGTGGAATAAGTCAGGGCAATTATTTTCCGAATTATTCTGAACTTTTTTATTGACGGCGCAGGCTCTTTCCGTAAAAGTATGCGCCATGAACTTTATATCTTTGTTAGGAAGGTCGGACTGGATGGATGTTGTATTGCTGGCGGCGGGGATTGCTTTGGTGGCGGGGGGCATAATTGGATTGGTCGGCGCTCTTTGGGCGCTGGCAGAACACTGGTGGAGGGAGAGCCATGAGTGAGCACGATCACGTTTGGGTGGATCGGGACCTGCTTTGGCAATGGCACGACAAAGCCGAGTGGCTGCGGCACGTGGCACAGCAGGACGGCCACGAATACTACGCCGAGCTTGCCGAGGAATTGCGGCAAGACATTGATGAGGTGCTTTTGCATGGCACGAGCAAGCGGCAACCGAGGTTAACGCATGAGTAGGGGCTATTTCGCAGTGGGTCTTGACAACCCGAAGTGCCCCGAAAACATTGCCGGGGTGCTTCGCGCATGCGGATGCTACAACTCCGCTATGCTGGCTGTCAGCGGCACGCGCTACAAAAAACACGGCTGCGACACTTGGAAGCAATGGCGAAACATGCCGCTGCTTCATGTCGCCGACCTGCGCGATGTCATACCGTATGCCTGCGTGCCCGTTGCGGTCGAGCTGGTGCCAGATGCCGAATCCCTTGTGAGCTTTACGCATCCAGAGCGCGCCTACTACATCTTCGGCGCGGAAGATAATACCCTAGGCAAGCGAGTGCTCTCATGGTGCCCGCTTCGAGTGATGATACCCACCCGCGCCTGCATGAACCTCGCTGCGTGTGTCAACGTAGTTCTTTATGACCGGCTTGCCAAGCAAACTCGCTTCACTCTGGAACGTCCGCAATGACTTATACACTCAAAAATGGATTAACGATAACCTCTCGCCTTAAACCGTGTGGAGTATTTTACGCAATGGGCGAAACCCATATTGAAGAAGAAATGCTTTTCGATGTTTTCCAAAATGGAGAACTCTTGGCAACGATGGAAACATGGGAAGAGGCAAAAAATTTTTGTTTCGGACAGATCAACCAGAAAACAACCAACCCAAATCAACAAAGGAAAAACACATGAGTAGCATACTAGCCCAAATCAAACGAGGCATTGCGCCAAGGGCGCAGCGCATCGTCATCTACGGCGTCGAGTCCGTCGGCAAGACGACGCTCGCCGCTCAAACCCCCAACCCGCTGTTCCTTGATGTCGAGGACGGCACCTCACATCTGGACGTGCCCAGACTGTCGGTTAATTCTTGGACTGCCTTGGAACTGGCAGTCAAAGAAGTCGCAGCCGGAGGCCATGAGTTCAAGACACTGGTAGTGGACTCCGCCGACTGGGCGGAAAAACTGGCCGTCGAAGATATGCTGGCACGTGACAAAAAAAACAGCATCGAAGATTACGGCTACGGCAAGGGCTACACGATCCTTGCCGAAAAAATGACCAGGTGGTTAGCACTTTTGGATTCCGTTATTGCTCGCGGGATTCATGTTGTGCTCATTGCCCATGCCAAGGTGGCCCGCCACGAACCACCGGACGGGATGCAGGCGTATGACCGCTTTGAGCTGAAGCTGACGAAGCAATCTAGCCCGCTGGTCAAAGAGTGGGCGGACGCCCTTTTGTTCGCCAATTTCAAGACCCGCATCGTTGAAGCGGAGTCCGGCAAGGCCAAAGGAGTCGGAGGAAAAGAGAGAGTCATCTACACTCAGCGCAGCGCAGCCTGGGACGCTAAGTGCCGGGTGCCAGCCGTGCCAGAGGAAATCCCAATGGCATGGGAGTCTGTGGCCCCAATCTTTGGCAATGCGCAGCCAGTGCCTGCCCAACAGCCGGAGCCGACTAAGCCGGAGCCTACCAAAGTCGAACCAGAGGCCAGCCAGGAGGCTTTAATCAATGAGCTTCTTGGCAAAGTCCTCAATGGGGACTTAAAAAAGATCACAGCGGCGACCGTCGCCCTGAAAAACTTCGGATGGCTGGCTCAAGACGCCGAAATCACCAGCCTCGCCCCCCACTACGCAAAGAAAATCTTAGAACGCCCAGAAGCGTTCTTGAAAAAACTTGAACTAGCCTAACCCCAATTAAACGAAAGGAAAATTATGCCTCAATACCAATTCAACGACGAAGCCGGCTTCCAAGTGTTGCCGGAGGGCGACCACTTTTTGACGGTGGTCAACGTAACGGAAAAAATATCCAAGTCCGGCAATGAAATGCTGGTGCTGGACCTGGAGTGCGAGCAAGGGAAGGTGAGAGACTTCTTGGTCTTTTCTCCTAAAGCGGCATGGAAAATTGACACGTTCCTCAAAGCCACAGGGCTTGCGCCCAAAACTAAGGGAACGGTCATCGACGTGACCCCCAACTTGTGTCTTGGGGCCCAAGGGTGGGCCCGCATCGAGCATGAAAAGGACGACGAAGGGAAATCTTGGCCGCGTGTGGCGGCGTGGCTGGAGAAAAAGGAAGCCGCACAGGGCCCCCAAGCGAACGAGGGCGACAACATCCCATTCTGAGGGCAGAAAGACATGAACACTCAAACCAACAAGGAAATCTTCCGCCCGTCCTCTTTGCCCAAATTGCGTCAGTGCCTCCACTACGAGCCTGACGGCAAAACTTCCGAAGCCGCCGCCCGAGGAACACGCATTGATGGCTTCTTCCGCGCTATCCTAGCCAACGACAAAATCGAAACCCAAACCGACCAGGAGAGGACCGAGCTTGCGCTGGCACGCAAGGCCGTCGAGATGCTGCGAGCGAAGGTGGGAGACCACCCGATCTTGTCTCGTGAGCAGGACTGCAAAGTCGTCGTGCAAGACTCAGACTTTGAGCAAGTCTGCGAGGGAACGTGCGACGCCATCGTCCCGGCGCTCAAACTCTCTGCCGACCTCAAGACGGGGGCAATCAGAGACTACACGGACCAGATGGCTGCCTACGCCCTCGGCTGCATGGACCGCTTCGGCACCAGCGAGTGGACCACGCTGCTCCTCTATGTGGACCAGGGGGAGACGGTCGAGATGCGGTGGGACTACGACGACGCAGCGGCTCACGTCCTGTCATTGCGGGATGCTTGGGTGCTGCGGAGCGGCGTAGAGCCGACGCCTTGCCAATACTGCGATTGGTGCAGGAAGGGACCACCTGGGGACGCATCTTGCTCGGCCATTGCCAAGCAGCTTGCCCCACTTGCGCCGCTTGTGCCCCTGCCTGTCGATCTGGAGCAGGCCAAGGCAATCTTGTTGTCAGACGCGGCCCGTGCCGGGGCATTCAAGAAGGCCATGAAAATTGCCGCTCAGATCGAGGAGGCGATTGACGCCAAGGCCAAGGCTGGCGGCGACTGGTGCCCGGAGGGGTTCCGGGTGCAGCACCGCAAGGGCAAGCTCCAAGTTGATAAAGCACACCTGGACGCCATCGCCATGCGCCTTGGCACGGCCAAGGTGTTTGAGTGCTGCACGGTCAATGCCGCCAAACTCAAAGAGGCCATCGAAGCTCACTCCGAAGAAGCTGCCCGCATGTTTGCGGATGCCTTCGAGTATGGGCCGGAAACAACCGCTTTGGTGGAGGTCAAAAAGTGAACCTCCGGATCATTCTGACCATCACCAACAAGACCTACGACCGCCGCAAGGCAGCGCTGGTCTCCGTCTCGAAAGAGACGACCGAGGAAAAATTGGCGCAAACCTTGGCAGAAATTAGCCCCCAACTCCTCCAAGAGTTGGGGCGCCTAATCAAAGGCCAGCCAGCAAGAAAGGAGGATTTATGAAGCGGCCAAAAAAGAAGCGCCGGGTGCGGGTAGCCATTAGTGTCTGCCCTGACTTCTGGCGCGAGTTTGTGGATATATGCGCCAACTGCGGCATGGCTCCGGGCAGGATGCTGGAGGCTATTTGGAAGCACATTTTCTATGGGGGTAAATAGTGAAATGCTATTTAGGCATCGACAACGGGATAACTGGCGGACTTGTTTTGCTGTCGGCATCAAGTGGTGTGGCACCAATCGCCATGCTCCCTATGCCTGTCAAGCGGGCGCGCAAGGGGAATGAGGTGGATGTTCGCGAGGTCTTAGCGTGGCTGGATTCGCATGAGATTCGACTGTCCGAGTGCATGACGATCATCGAGGAGCCGGGTGGGAGCAAGTCCGCTAAGGCGGCGACATCCATGGCCGGGGCATTTCACGCGCTGCGAGCAATGTTGGAGGTGCACAGAGCGCGATATGAGCGGGTGACTCCCCACGCCTGGCAAAGGGTAATGCTGCCCGGCTGCAAGCCGGGTGAGACCAAGGAGCGTGCGCTAGAAACCGCTCAACGTCTGTGGCCTGGGACTGATTGGCGCGCAACCGTCCGATGCCGGACGCCGCACGACGGTCTCATTGACGCCGCCCTTATTGCTGAATATGGAAGGAGGGCGGGGCTGTGAGTCGTCGTTTGCCGCAAGCGGTGGATGATTTTCTTGGGGGCAACGTCGTCCCTGGGCAGCGCAACAGCGCCCTGTATGAGGCGGCCGTTGCCTGGCTTGGAGCTGGTCATCCGGCCGATCTGGTAGAGGCTGAGCTGGTGCCAGCGGCGGTGCGCTATGGTCTCTCCGAAGCAGAAGCGCGGTCAGTTTTGGCATCAGCCAGGCGCTCGAATGCGGCTGCGGATGGAGCCAGGAAGGCGGCTGAGGCAACTCCCGCCAGGCGGAAGTATGCGCATCGGTTTGAGGACCGGACTGGTCCGCGCCAGGCTCCGGCATTGCGCCCAACGCCTGGGGCGCAGCCAACGCGCAACGGAACGAACCCGGCACCCACCGAGTTGCCCCCTGTGATCCCTGGCGGGGCGCAAGCGTTTGTGGACGCGCTTTTTCAGCCAGGCGAGCCGATTGTGTTCCGGCAGCAGCACCTCGACGAGGAAGGTGAGCCGTCGTGGGCAGGGAGGGGCGATGTCTGGAGCTACGAGACGATCTCCACTCGCTTGGCCGAGGG